GACGTGCGCTGGGCCTGGAGTTCATGGGATGCGCAACCGAGTGCAGTCCTGGCTAACCAGACCAATGGGGTCACCGTTTCGCAGGGAACGCGCACCTGGGCAGAGGGGGCCTACCGTGACAGCATGGGCACAATTGCCGTAACAGCGGGCGATATTGTCCACATGGAGGTCTACCGGGATGGTACGAATATCCTGGACACGTGCCTAGTGAATATCGCACTTTTTGCGGTTGAGTTTGCATACACGGCGGACAGCTAATGACTGAAAGATCGATGTTTTGGGATGGCATAGCACTGGGCGACTGCGGGCCTTACACGACCGCCAACGTACAGGACCGCTTTTTCAGGATGCTGTTGAATGGCACGGGTGACCGGGGCGTGCTCAGAAATTGGCGCAATGAACTGCTCGTCAGCGGCGCGGCCTCGCCTGTCACGGTGGACACCGGGGGAGCCATCGTCTACGGCGGCTTTTTTGATAGCGATGTGGCGGCCAGCGTCAATGTGCCAACCCCCGCCGCCGGGCTGTCCCGTTATGACCGCGTGGTTGTGCGCCGCGACTGGGCAGCGCAGACGACCAGGATTGCAAGGCGTGCCGGTATAGCCGCCGCCGCGCCCGCTGTTCCTGCCCTGGTACAGACCGCCAACGTCACCTGGGAGATCCCCCTGGCCACGCTGCTGGTAGACGATGCCGGGACCATCACCCTGACCGATACCCGCGATTTTGCCAGCTTTTCTACTACATGGCCAGCAAATGCCGTGACGACTGCCAAGTATGCTGTTGGCGGAGTCGCGCCCGCCGATGTGCCAGACCGGACGCGCTATGACCTGAAAGGCTCTGGCGAGATCGAGCCGGATGATACAACCCCTTGCGTCTGGACGGCGGGCGCATCCTACGATTACTGGGAGTTTGCCGACGCCGCCACGACAAGCGGATGGGTTTATTTCCAGGCACCTGTGGGCCTGGTCGGTGGCACCGTTGACATTTACGTCTGGAGCGTGCCCGATGTGAACGGTGCAGGCGGCGGCGCGGAATTGTGCCAGTGGGACTACAATACCTATTCGGGATTGTACGGCGGCACACTGGCCAACACGAACGGGACAATCTCGCCAGACCAGCAAGCCCGCGTCAATACGACCGTCTACGCTGACCAGCTCATTGCCGCACTAGCCATCACCGCTGGCAGCATCCTGATAATTCGACTGGACCGGGACGGCGCGGCGGACAGCTATAATTCAGCCATGCGGTTGCTGGGCATCGAGATGAGATGGACCGCCGACGCATAGAATGAACACGAGGGGGCAGATATGGCCCAATTTGGGCAGTACAGGGTCTATTTACTAGACTGGACAGGCAACAAAGTCGCCCAGCTATTCCCCGGCGATGACTTCCTGAGCATCACCTGGGAGCACAAGCGCAACCAGCCCGGCGCCTATCGCTGCGAGTTGGTAGCGGAAACCGCCACGAAAGACCGTTTTCTCAAACACTACCAGATTTTGATTGAGCGTAACTGGGGCAACGCGCCCGGCGACTGGTACGAAGAATACGCCGGCTTCCACCTCGGCAATCATGAATGGTGGGTCAACAGCGACCAAATAGACGAGCACTATTGGGCCTCCATCGGCCTATCGCCTGAATGGCTCGTGGACCAGCCGCTATTGCAACCCGTCGCCAACACCGGCAACGCGAACTGGGCCTACTATGACCTATGGTGGAACCACGGCTTTGCCGACGATGTGATCAAAAGCATGGTCGGTGAGTCAATGGTATCCCCCGCCGATACAGACCGCGACTTTACTAATGTCGCCCTCCAGGGCAACGCGGGCGCTGGCGTCTGGTCGTGCTATGAGGGGTCATGGATTCGCCTGCTGGACGCCATCACCGACGCCATTGGCGAAACGGGCGACAAGGGCGGCTGTGACTTCCGCGTTGAACGGGTCGTGGGTGGCTACGAGTTCAAGACCTACGCGCCCTTCTTTGGGACTGACAGGCGCCGGGGCAATCCCGATGGCAACAAGCCGACTGTCTTTTCCTTCGAGAATGGCAACATGCGCAACCCGGATTACAAAGAGATTTGGGCCGAGGAAGTGACCGCCGCCTACGGACTCTGGCAGGGCGGCGGCATGGAGCGCAGCATCTATACCCGCACCAACGCGGTGGCCCTGGCCGAATCACCCTACTCGCGGCGCGAAGGGGCCTACGACCTGCGCGACGTGAGCCAGCCTGACCAGATCGACGCCATTCTTGACCAGGCGCTCATTGACGATGGATTGCAGACATTCGTCACCGCCGAGATCCTCCAGACCGATGCCTGTCTGTACGGGCGCGATTGGTGGTTTGGCGACCTGGTGACGCTGGACCTTCCCGGCGGCCGCACGTTCGATATGCGCGTGGTGGAAGTCCAGGGCGGCATTGACGGCGAGAATGAGGAAAGGATCGAGGGCGTGATTGAACTCTGGACGCGGGCGGCGGTGGCGTGATGCCTGTCTCCTGGGGCGGCATAGCAGGCGAGCAGCTTGGGCGGCTGGAACGGAGCCAGCGACGCCAGGCTGGAGGTGCGCAGAATTGGGACGCCTACCAGTTCAAGGTTTCCCCGACTTGCCCGCCGTCAACGAGCGTCTACTTTCGCGGCGGCTTGTGCTGGTTTCCATCCGCTTTCGCATCGGCGCATGGCTGGTTTGTCAACAACTACACGGTTGACCTGTCCGATACAGACCTGACAACGACAAGCACCAGCCTGACCTATCACAGCTATATCTTCACCAACGCGAACTGGTATGCCGGTTGCGTGGTTGTGTTGCGCTTTGGCCTGAACCCGGACACCTACGATCTATACCCTAGCCCGCTGCCTGACCAAAGCATCGTCCTGGCGGGCACATTGGCCGGGACCGCCGATGCCATCGAGGAATTTGCCACGGCAGCGGAAGCGGAGAATGCCTTGCAAACTATGTCGGTGGAGCGGGCTAATTCTGCCGGGTTGCCGATGGCTGCGCTGGTGTTGCGCAACAACGGCAACACGACAGACCCTAATCAGTGGATGGCCATTGACCGCGTGAATCGGGGCCGCTCGTACCTGCTCTGGGACTATCGCCAGGCATGGGAGATCGGCTGATGGCACTGTCCTCAATTCTGGATCGCAGGCTGGGACGGCTGGAGCGCCAGGAAGCCAAGCGGCGGAGCGAAATGAACACCTGGCAGTGGTACAGCTTCTTGGTTGCGCCGACCTGCCCGCCCAGCACGTCAATCGCCATTCGCCCCGGCCTGGCCCTGCCCGCCATTCGCTATGGCCTGGTACAACAGGACACCTACACCGGGCCGCAGGTGTGCGACTTCACCGATACGACCTCAACCGGCTACGCGGCCAACTTCACCAGCGCCGGGTACTATGTCGGCTTCATCCTCTGTTACAACTCGGTCTGGATGCTGAACAATGCCGCCAGCTCGCAGGTATTCACCCTCATCGGCGCGGCGGCAGAGTATGCCACGGCGGCGGAGGCAGAGGAAGAGATCCGCTTGCTGCTGAATGGCGGCGATGATTGGATCTATGCGGTCTTTCCCCTGTGGGCCGTGGTGCTCAAGAACGACGGCACGACCGGGACAGACGGCGCGGTTTTGCCGGTGGATGCCGTCAACCGGGGCCGGTCCTACCTATTCAAAGATGCTCGGCAAAGGAACCTGTTGACAAAATGAACGACTGGTCGGTAGTGGATGGGCGGATTCAGCGGATACGCAAGCAGCAGGAGAGGCAAGCGGCATTCGTGAGCCAGCCCGATTGGTATGCTATGCGCGTTGCCCCGAGCTGCCCGCCCGACAAGCGCATCCACATGCGCGGGGGCCTGGCGTTCTGCGGAACCAGCGACACATGGGTAGACTGCTCGCGGCGTGTCTACCAGGTACCCGATCTGACCGCCGATCTGGCCGATACGGACAGCGTAGACTTTGACATCACGTTCGCCGTGGCTAACTACTACCTGGCCTATGTGCTGCTATTGCGTCTGCCAGAAACGGGCTGGGAAGTGGACCCGACGGCGGCCGATTGGTCGTTTCAGATGATAGGCAGCGGGACCGAATTTGCTACGGCTGGCGAGGCTGAGGACGATATGGAGCAGCAAGCCATGTGGCGCAAGTGGCCGTGGATCGAGGGCGTGACGACTATTGGCTATCCTCTCTGTGGTCTGATTCTGAGAAATGATGGAATGACCGGCGCGGGTTGCCATATCCTGCCGGTCAGTATGGTCAACCGGGGCGGGTCGTACCTGTGGCCGTCTGACATCCGGCCGCGATGGGTAGAATCATGGTAGAGGGCAGATTATGAGGATCTACGACAAGAACGGTGTTGAGCGCGACGCCGCCTGGCTG